TAATTAATTGGTAATTAATTGGTAATTAATTGGTAATTAATTGGTAATTAATTGGTAATTAATTGGTAATTAATTGGTAATTAATTGGTAATTTAATTTGTTTTCTACAATAAATGAACTTGGAGAATCAAAATTAATACCAATAATATTATGACTAATATAGTCTCTAACAAATTGCGACGATTTAATAGTAATAATACCATTAATCCATCCACTATTATTTGACAAATCATTAACAATTTTCTCACTTCCAAAATAATTATGAGCTAGAATACCAACCTTATAATTATGTCCAATACCAATTACCCAAGAACCATTTAAGTTAAATGTAAAATAATTATCTAATAAAATACTATAAATTTCATTGCAATTTTCTTTTTTAGTTTCAAAAACTTTACCTGGAAACATCCAAACTCCGTGCGTAATTATTGGATGCCATGGGGTGATTTTAAGTCCTTTATTTGTTGTCACCATATTAACATAACCATTTGTAACTATTTTAAGAATACATACAATCTTGGCTTCTTTAAGTCCTGATTTAATATCATAAGGGTCGGCCAGTGATAATACTTTGTCTCCTTTTTTTAAGTCTTTTACAAGTTTAAAATCTCCATTTGAAAGCAACATTTTAGAGTCACCACTAAAACAACCACCACCTGGGTCATTATATACTGACATATTAATAGAGCGAGTTGGGAGCGCGGGGGTCGCGCTGCCCAAAGACCTATAGGTTGGCTTCTCTGAATTTGCAGTAATAGATGGAGTTGGAGGAGGAATTGAGTCAAAGATATCACTAGCTTTATTAACAATTTCATTAAAACATGCTCCACCAAAGTCGCACGCCATATCTTTAAAGTTTGGCTTCATTTGTTGGTTAAGAGACCGAACAAACTGGTCTAAATAATACACTCCCCATTTTTTATAATATGCGTCATTTTCAATACACATTTTAACTTGACCAACACTAGTTTCATCGCCAAAAATATTTAAAATTAATTTATTCACACTTTCGTTATTGCGATTATTTGATGTTAGAGTTTGTTTAAGAGTCTCTAATAATGACAAAGCCAAAGCCTTCAATGAATCATTTAAATTTTTACATTTAATAATATTAATAAGAGTATGAATTGTTAAGTATCGCATTTCATGATAAATAAAGTTATGATTTGCCGGTAAATCATCAACCGGGCTTAGACTATATTCATCAGACTTATAATTTATGTCACCAATTTTATAGGTATAAAAGAATGAATAATCAGCAGTGTCAGCAGTATTTGGTAAATTAATAATAATATCACGAGATTGTTGATAATGAAGTGTTCCAATGTCATAAGTGGTAACATTTGTAGATGCATCATAATTTTCTTGAAAATCGCCAGAAATTGTCACTTTGCTGTTTTCTTTTGTTGTTTTAATATGTAATTGCAAATTAACAACAATAGTTGTTAAAATAGTAGCAATAAAGTTACAAAATACAGTTGCAATCATTGACCCATCCGGAATATGTCCATACCCACCATTTCCAATTTTGGAAATATTATAAAGTAAATCTTTCTCTAAGTTATATCCAAATCCAAAGGTATAAATAGGACAACTAAAATTTTTAGAAATACGGAGCTGTTTTAATGTTTCTACAATTCCACGAGCAGGAGAGATATTTGGAACCCCATCAGTTAACATTAGAATTGAACCATTACGACTTTTATCATCTCTTGTGTCAAGTAATTCAATTGCCTTCACAAGCGCTCCATAAATATTAGTTTGACCGTTTGGTTTAATTGTATTTATAAGTGTGTCTATTTTAGTTTTGTTAATTTCAATCATAAGCTGCAGTTCAAATAAAACATCTACTGTATGATCAAAAATAATAATAGCCAAACGAGAGTCTTTATCAAGTGTTTTCGCAATTGTTTTTGCTGAATGATTAACAATATCTTGAACGGTAAATCCATTTTCAACACAATTGCCGCCAGCATCTTTTGCTTCAATTGCTTGAAGCATTGAACCAGAATGATCAATTACTAAAATAATATCTTGCGGCAAATTAGTGATTTCTTTTGGAAATGTTGTTTCATCAAGATTAAATGAAAGTAGTACTTTAGTTTTATCAGTATTCATTGTTAGTGAATTAGTTAATTTAATTTTATTATATACAGACTGAATTGATTGTGTAGATGGTTTGTTATGTTTAATTTGCGCATGATATTTATCACACAAATAACGAATATTTGTATTCACTTTTAAATTATTAATCGTCATAGGTTCTCTAGTAATTGGAGAAGTTTGATTTCGGTTTAACCATTCTACAATAGCGCTTCTCTCATATGTATTTCCATCATTGCCTTGAACCGGGTCCTTCATAATCATTCCGGTAATAGAGCAAGTCAGGGATTGAAGAACGTCTTCTGAAAATGTATTATTAGTAGTAGTAGTAGTAGTCATAGAAGTGATAAACTGCCTCATATATATGTACTTTACTAACTAAGTTAAATAATGTTTCAATTTTTAAAATAATATAATAAATAATATAATAAATAATATAATAAATAATATAATAAATAATATAATAAATAATATAATAAATAATATAATAAATAATATAAAGACAAGCCACTAGTAGTATATGTAAAGGGATGCACACTATTAATCCCGCCCTGCTCGCGTAACTCAGTCCGGTTAGAGTGTTGGTCTTATGAGCCAAAGGTCCGCGGTTCAAATCCGCGCGTGAGCACGAATATAAATATATTTATATTTATATTTATATTTTAAAGCTTCCGTAGTGTAGTGGTTATCACAAAGGACTTTGAATCCTTTAACACCAGTTCGAATCTGGTCGGAAGTTATATGGTCAACTCACAGCAAAAAATGAATAATATAAAGTTGGCCGCAAAAGCACAGATGCCCGAGTTGGTCTAAGGGGATAGACTTAAGATCTATTGTCGTGAGACGCGTGGGTTCGAACCCCACTCTGTGCATGAGCTCCGTTAGCGCAGTTGGCTAGCGCGTGCGGCTGTTAACCGCAAGGTCACTGGTTCGAGTCCAGTACGGAGCGAGAATTATTGTAGTATATATTATATATACTAATACCATGCCTCTGTAGCGCAATTGGATAGCGCACCAGACTTCTAATCTGGGGGTTGCGGGTTCGAGTCCCGTCAGAGGTAACCTTGTAATTATAATACAATCTTAAATTGTATTATAATAAAAAAGTTGAGTTGGTTGGTTTTAATAAAAAAATTTTAATATTTTAATGTTTTATAAATGCTATTTACAATATTTTTTCTTATGGCTGTATTAAATTTTTTAATGTTAGACTTTACTTTATTAACCGATCAATTAAATTTAGATAATATTATTAACACATTTTACGATCAATATAATAGAATTAAAACATCATAATTAGAAGAATTCTAACAATTATTTATTTATTTTTTGATATTTTGATTTTTTATCTTCACAATCTAGGAAATCAAAATTTCTCTTTTTATTTTTTTCATCATCATTATTAGTGTGATTAGATTTTTTTGTAGGACAATATAAGACAGTATGACCCATTAAATTACAATTGATACATTTTGTTGATAATAATTCAGGACAAATAATAGGTCTATTAGGCATTGTCCAGTGTCTAACAGTATGATTATGTGGTGCAGGAATTCCTTTATTATGGCAAAAAGTACAAATCATAATGGGGGATTTTAATAATAATATAAAAAAAGATTTAAATCAATTTTAATATTCAAATATTAGCAAATAGAGCAATAATATTTAAAAGTAAGAAATAATATTGCCCAAATTGCTCCAATATCCAGAATATCTAGCAGCATTACTAAAAGTGGGTTATCTGGTCTTGTATCATATGGCATTAAATTGTATTTGTTGTAGCAGATAGTAAAAATCATCTAGGGGGTTTTAATAATAAAAATAAAAAAAATTAAAAATCAATTTTAATATTTAAACACTATTAATTTCCCGTAGAACCAAACCCGCCCTTCAGTCTTCTATTAATAGAGTTCTGCATTTCTAATTTTTTAGTTGTAGAAACAATATTAATTAAAGTGGGATAAGTAATATTTGGCGAACAAATTTGAACTAATCTATCACCGCAAACAACATCAAAATCATCATTTCCATTATTGTCAAAACAGGCAATAATATTGCCCCTATATCCAGAATCAATAATCCCTACAGAATTAGACAACCTAAGCGGGGTTTTTGAGCCAGTGCTTGACCTAGGATATAAATAATATCCGCAATGAGTAATTTTCTTTTCGGCGGCCGAATTATTCACAAACATCATAGAACAATTAATTCCTAAATCAATTTTATTACTTAAAGACCTGCCAGTAACACATTGATTTTTAATATTAAATAAATCAATTCCAGCATCAAATAATTTTTTATAATCTTTACTATTTTCTTCTAACACAGTATTTGTTGTTTCAGCCAATTGTTTGTATTTTTCAACAACAGCATCAGGAACCTCTGGCGTTAAATAAATGTTTAATAAATAATAATCATTTAAAACAAATCGTGGAAACTCAAACGATGACATAATTAAAAATATTATTTTATTCTATTTAAATCAATTTTTTATTTAAATAAAATATAAAATTGATTTAATTATTATAATATATAAGTTAATAATATAATGATTAGCAATAGCGATTTGAAGTATTTGGCATTGGCAAGTTTTGAGGCATCAAAATCAAATCAACAACATCGTCATGGAAGTGTTGCGGTTTCATCTGGAAAAATCTGTGGAAAAGGATATAATTCTGGACGAACACAATCATGTGATGGATTTATTAATAACACTTGCTCCTGCCACGCAGAGATGGCAGCGCTTCGTAACATGTGGCACGCTTCGTGCACGAAGGGAGAAAAAGTAAATAAACAGTGTAAATTACAAGGCCTTTAGCAAAACCACTCTGTATATTGTTAGAATAGATGGTGAAGGAAATTATAGAAATTCTGCTCCATGCATTAATTGTTATGAAATGATTTTGTCATTAAATATTAAAAAAATGATTTATAGTATTGAAAATGATTTTATTTGTTGTAAGCCATCTGAATATTCAACAACTCATATAAGTCAAGGAAATCGGTTTTTAGTGGCTTTAAAAAATAAAAATAAAAATAAAATTGAAAATAATAAATAATTAAAATAACATTATAAAGCACACCCATCAATAAATGTTTCAAACCAAACAGTCTCAGCCTTCAACCAATAATTTGAAGAATCCATTTAGAATTAAGACTAATATGTCTTTAACTGAGTTAGTAGAAAGTAATCAAAGTAATCAAAGTAATAATACCTCATATAAGAGAAACAAATTTAACAACAATAACAACAATAACAACAATAACAACAATAACAACAATAACAACAATAACAACAATAACAACAATAACAACAATAACAACAATAAGTTTAACAACAATAAAAATAAATTTTATAATAAACCAAAAGTTATTGAATCAGAGTTTAAAATTAATATGGAAGACTTTCCAGTTTTACTAGAAACAACCCAAAATACAACCCAAAACACAACCCAAAACACAAATTACAGTGAGAAACTTAAATCAATTAAAGTAGAGCAAGAAAACTATAAAATGAGGATATCAAAAAAACCAAAAGAATATAAAAAAAAAGAAATACAAGATACAATTATTTCAGAATATTATAACCCAACTCTAAGTCTAAGAATATTAAATAAGAGACAAGAATATCGTGAAGAATTAAATGATATATTAGGTGATATTTCGCCCTATTGGAACAAAACAAGCGAAGATGAATTATCACTTTTAGATGAAGAAGAAATATTAATTAGTGATAATGATGATGAATATAATTATAGTATTATAGAAGATTGGTAATAAGTTTAAGTATAATAATATTATTCTAATATTACTATTAGAATAATAATGATAAACAACGAAATCATACTTTTTTTTTTATATGTAAATAATGAGAATGAATTGTATAATATAACAAAAAAAAAAGAAATAATATATGATGGCGTTTTCTCTCAAGAACGACAATTACAGATTATAAAAGAAAATCAATATAATAGCTTAAATTTTCATCAATTAATAGCAACCTCTTATTTTAATTTTGATATTAATGAAGAAGAATTAAATAACTTATTTGAAACAAATAATGAAATTAATAATAATTTTTATAAAACATTAAATATTGTAGATACAATTGTATTCAATAAAAGTATATTTAAATATATAAATAGTGTATTTTATATTTATAAAAATCATTTTTCACAAAATACAACTAAAAAAATAATTCTACAATCAAAAAAACAAACCAAAAAAATAACGTTTATAAACTAATCAAAATAATCAAAATAATTATTAAAATCGTTTAAAAAGAAAACACTAATTAATATAGAAATGATGATGTTAGCACAACCATCAGCGCCTTTAATTTATGATGTTGTATATTCAAAAAATATAACTAATAGATGGTGTGCGCAAGAAATATTTACTTCTTTTTTTAACACATTAACTAAAGTCCAAGAACAATCTCCCAGCCATATTTTAAAACAACAATTTGAAGCATTATTTGTAAGTATTTTTTTAAACCCAACTTCAAAATCAGAGTCAAACCAAATGATTGAGTTATTTTATAAATTAATTGCTTATACAAGAGATGTTAAAGCTTTAGGACATTATATGCATGGATATATGTTATTAGTTGAATTATTTAAATTTGGAAATAAATATGAAAAACAAGTAAATAAAGATACAATTCAAAATAATGTTTTTTTCTTGTTTGAAAGTTTTGTAAAAAACTATGGTTCTTGGAAAGATCTTAAATATTTTTTAAATTATTATGTAGAAGAACTACATAAAGAGAAACCTAAAAATTTAAGCAATGATTTTTTTATTAACAAAATTATAAAAATGGTATGTAAACAAATGAAAGAAAATTCAAATAGTTTAATAGCAAAATGGTTACCTCGTGAGAAGTGTAATAAATTTGGTTGGCAAACTCCATTAATTGCTCGTGAATATTATAGTGAATGGTTTTCAGAAAATATGAGTGAAGGGCAATATAAAGCAGCGACCCGAAAATCATTAACCCATTTTAGACAATTAATTTCAAGTTTAAATAAAAAGTTAAATACAACTCAAATTTATCAATGTAACAATAATTGGTCTCAAATTGATTTTAATAAAGACGTAAGTAAAATTACAATGTATAAACAAAAAAAAGCATTTAATTGTGTTAATAAAATGATGAGCGATAATCAAAAATATAAAGATAGAATACAATGTAAAGTTAATTATAATAATCATAGAAATCAACCAATAGACTTAGATCAATCAACCGTTCAACCAATGACTCAACTAATAAAGTCTTGGGACACAATAGTCAAAGAATTAACAAATAATAGATATAATAATTTAGACGTTTTAAAGAATTAAAAGAATTAAAAATAATTAAAATATTATTATAATATATATAGAAAATGGCAAAGACTCATCGTAAATTATCAAAATTCAACATATTTATGAAAAGCGAAATAAAACGCGTTAAGAAAATGCAACCAAATCTTTCGCATAAACAAGCGTTTAAAATGGCCGCTCAAAATTGGAAGTCGCATTCTGGAAGCAATCACTCGTCATCTTCCACATCCCATAAGAAGTCAAAAAAAAGACATAGAAAGTAAATAATTTATACTTTAATACTTTAATACTTTAATACTTTAATACTTTAATACTTTAATAATAAATTGAAATAATTTATTATTAAATAAATAATTAAATAAAAGACTAATTAATTTAGTATAATAAGTATGAATACTAATAATATTACAGATGAGTATATAAAAACCTTAACACCAAAAGAACGCATTGCCTTAACTAAGGCAAGAGAATTATTAAAAGATTCTTTTAATATAGAAAAAAGTATTGGATTTATAAAATGGAAAAATAAGGAAAAATAATAAAGAACATTTAATATCTTCTGCGCTTAGTACGTTTTCCCTTTCTTATTTTTTTATAAGATTTGGATTTTTTGTGCTTTTTCATTTTTCTACTTCTATAACTCATACGTCTACCGCTGGCGCTGGGTCCACCTTTGGTATACTCATACAATTTTGACTTAAAATACTTATAAAAATCATTTCGTGCTTTTATACGAAGGCTATTCAGTCCATCATCGTCAGTACTTGTGTTTATTTTTTGTATTGAGTTATTAAACGTAGTTAATATAGAATTCACAGTTTCAATTTCTTCTGTATAGTCAATAGTTGGAAACTGCTGATATATAGATATTAAAGTGCTTAGATTGGTTTGTATGTTGCTGATAATTTGGTGTGTCGTAATGCTACCCATAAAGTTGAACGGCGTGTCTAATGCATCGTAAGTTTTCTCAATTTGAGTTTCTATATCCATGATTATATATATATATATATATAAATATTAAATATTAAATA